ATAAAAGAGAGTGTTTCACGTGAACACTCCTTTCTTTATGAAAGGGATAGTATGCTGAGAGATATCAACCCTAACGTTGAGGCGACGTTTAACTGGGCTCAATGGACGCCCAACACGTCACTGAAACTCTGTAACGTGCCGTGGGATAGCAGTTACCGTGACCTAGCCCGGTTCGAATCACCGCAGAAACAACAGGAATGGTTTGACCGACGGCCCGGCATTGACAGGGTGCATGGAGTCATGCACACGTTCGGCCAACCCGTGCGCGTCGAACTGCCATTTAACGAGGCGTCCAACTACAACTATGTCGTGGTGTACAACGATTACCCCGACTTGGAGACGCCACGGTATTGGTATTATTTCATCAACCACGTGGATTACGTCAATGCGTACACTACTCAGCTCACTGTACAGTTGGACGTTTGGCAGTCGTTCCAACATGAGCTTAGGTTTGGTTCGTGTTATGTGGTGCGAGGCCATGTCGCATTGCCAACGAAAACCAGATGACCGATTATGGTCGCAGTTATCTCGCACTACCCGAAGGACTGGACACCGGTAGCGAAATGGTGACGGTAAACCAACAGTACAAGTCTCTTGTCAGCATGGACGGGAAAAATCTGAATTACGGCGTAATAGTCGTGAGCACGGTAGATTTGTCAGCGGACGCGGGCAGTCAGGAAAAACCGTCTCTCACCACAGCGGGCGGCTCTCTGTTTGAGAACATGGCTAACGGTGCTGAAATACTGTACTTTAAGGACATCCAGTCTATCCAAGTGTTTATGGGAGTGGGCTCTGCTTTTTCATGGATAACACAGGGTATTGTAAACATGTACATGATACCCTCTTTAGACGATGACTTTCTTAAGCAATCCGGCTATGTCGTAGATAAGCTGTTTGGGAAAAAAACTCCCTTCGGAATTAAATAATCGTATCTACCGTTTCCCCCAGTCGGCCACAAATGCGCCCAGCAGATATGAAGACATTATTACCGTTAATGATTTTCGTGATAATTTTAATATCCCTAAACGTTACAAAAACCTTAAAAAACTCAAATGCTACCCCTATTCTACTGTTGAATGCACTTGCTTGAATGGCACTAATATCACCTATAAGCCCGAAAACATCCAAAGCGATAATCTGGTTATCAGAGAGGTTCATAATTACGCGCCCAATGGCGCGCGCTTGAACTTTTACCCGGTTGGGTACAATAAGGCGGGTGCGAGCGAGATTGCTCCTCTTGATAAAAACAATGGGTTGCCCATTGACAGCGGGGAAATGTTAGACGCCGCGTTTGGCATCAGCAATTTCCCTCAATTTGTGATAGTCAACAATGGAGCCCAGTTGGCAATGGCAAACAGTGCCTACACTCGTTCCTACAGTCAACAGTCCGCAGACTGGGCGTACCAAAAAGCGCAGATGGGCATCAGCCAGTCTCTTGCGGCCACGGCCATGCAAAACCAGTACAATACCCAAGCCAACAAACTCGCTATCGGCAACCGCAACGCCAATAACGCGATACAAGCAACCTCGCTTAACACCAGTCTGGACAACACGACATATATCAACAATCAGCGAGCTGACCTCGCACAGCTGAATAACGTAGTTAACGGCGTGGTCGGGGTGGCGGGCAACGCCGCTTCGGGCAATGTCGGGGGCGCGGTATCGGCATTAGGCGGCGCGGTCATGAATGGCGTCAACACTGAAGCGAACCGCAGTATCAACAATACCGCCGCCCAACTTTCCACGGCGAACTCGATGAGTACCAACGCGGCCACAACAAGTCAGGCCAACACATACGGCTCTCAGACTACAGCGCTTTCAAACCAGTTGTCCCAAACCATGGCGGATATGAACGCGGATTATGCGCAACGTTCCGCGTTCGGAGACTATCAAAACACCATTGCGGGTATCAACGCACAGGTGCAGCAGATGCAACTGACACCCCCGACCACATCCGGTGCCATCGGCGGAGACGGTTTTAACCTCGCGAACGGTATTGTCGGGGTGTTGGTTCGATTTAAGACGTGCGCACCCTCAGCTCTGCGGAGCGTCGGAGAGTACATGTTGCGCTACGGGTACTTTATCCAGCGTTTCATCACGCCGCCGCAATCGCTGGAATGTATGACAAAATTCACCTACTGGCAGATGCAAGAGTGTTACGTGCGAGGTGATTTGCCCGAGCAGTATCGGCAGACCATTAAAGGCGTGTTCGAATCCGGGACTACTATATGGACCAACCCGGATGATATCGGCGTGACCGATTGGGCGGATAACGACCCATTGCCGGGCATCTCATTCTAGTGCTATACTAGAGACATGTCTAGGTCGAGGAAAAATCAGAACCGTAGGGGCGGCGCGTTGCATCCGCGTGGCAATTACGCCAAGGCGCGCGCCGCCGACCTTGACGCAATGTACTATCATCTGTTGACTGAACTGGCATTAAACCGGTTCAGCTGGCGGGGGCTACCGCCAACAGTGGATGAACGATGGTTGGAAATGTGTCTCTGCGAATACGGGTGCGCGCTCTTCTTCGAAGACAAACGTATAGGTCGGTTCCTCGCCACGCAAGCCGGCTATCAAGGCCGATTGAACGTGTATAACAACCCGACGTGCTTCGAGCCGGTTGGCGTCAACTACCATTACAAGCAACTCAAGGCGGGCCGTGAATGCATCCCCATCTGGGACAATCGTATGCGCATGAGTTTCAAAGATATCTTATGGCAGTATGCGAGACGCCTCGCCGACATTGACAAGGCATATGACGTGAACTTGGAGAGTCTGAAACTGCCGACTATCATCACCGCCGACCCGCGTACCAAGCTCACCGTGCAAAACATGTTGCAACAGCGGCAGGATGGGCAGGATTATATCATCGGCTACGATTCACTCGACCCCGGTAGCATGTTCCAGCCGTGGCCCAACACCACCCCATATCTGTTGGACAAGTTCATCCAGCAGAAAACGCAAGTGACCAATGAAGTACTGGGATATTTGGGCATCCAATCCAGCGGCACCGAAAAAAAGGAACGGCTCATCTCCGACGAGGTTGCGCAAGCCAACGAGAAGGTGGACGTGTTCCGGGCTGAGCTTCCTCAAGGCGCGACAGACTGCGGCAACCGAGATTAACCGATTGTGGCCGCAGCTTAATATTGGGGTTGAGTATGCGGATGCGCAATCAAGCGGCGTGCCCAACGCGCTGGATTCGAGCGCAAGCGGCACAACGGATATCGACATGCCCGCCTCGTATGACGCGGGTATCGGAGGTGTATTGTAATGACACAGGATTTCAGCGCCTACGCGATGGCGACGCCCGGCGAGTACACCGAAACTCTCGGCAATCTCATCGCCCTCGGATACGACACGGACGCCAGACTGCATCTTAGCGCCGACTATTACCCGATTTATGAGGAAAAACACCGTGAGGAGCTGAACGAGAAAATCGTCCGCCATTACGCGCTTAGGGAGATTGGTCAGGAAACCGCACAGCAGTTCATTTTTTACTTGGGAATGACGATGGCGGAAATCATGACATATTTTAATGAGCGCTACAGGACGCTAGCGTTGAAATACGACCCGTTGAACACTGTGGAAATAGTCAGTGAAAGCCTGTCCAATACTGTAGCCCAGTCCAGCGGCAAAACCAGCGCCTCTCAGGATAGTGCGACCCGAAGTTCCTCGGACGGCACCAGCTCAAGTAGCACCAAGTCCCAGTCCTACGACTCGGAAATGCCCGCAACCGGCGTGCAAGGTGATTTTGCTCGATACGCGACTCATGCCAATCAGGCGCAAGCGGATACGGACGGCAGCAGCCATAGCACGCAAGACACCTCTTCTCAGTCCCATAGTACATCCAGCACGGAATGGCAACACGACGCCACAGATGGGAGCACCAAATCCCACACGTCGGGCCGCTCCCAGTCCGCCATGAGCCTGATACAGGAGTACCGACAGGCCATCATCAACGTGGATATGGAAATCGTGCGGAGCTCGAACCGTGTTTCATGCAAGTATGGGGCTCTTATGATACAATTTTCAGCAACTGCCATAACTATGGAGAATGGGAGTAATCATGATTGCCATTAACGCGCTGATTCCACGGCAGCGCCTGTTTGACGGGGTGCCCACGTCCGTTCCGTTCACCTATCGGGATGGGTTGACCACGCTGCAGTTGATTGAATGTCTTCGCCACAATCTCGACATCCTCCAGTGCGATTTGAGCAAGCTGGAAGAGACCACCACCGACCTCGCAGCATCCGTGGACAAGGCACTTGCGGATACCGTGGCGCAAGTCAACAAGGCCATGGCCGATTTACGCGCGGAACTACTGGCCCTGATTGATGAGATGAAACAGCAGGGCGTAGCAACCTCCCCAGTGTACGGCGTCACGCAGCCGCTCGGGGACGTGCTTGGCGGCATGTATGACAATGCGCGCAATCATGGGTTATTCTGGGGTGATTACGATGACATGCAGTTAACCGCTCAGGAGTATGACGGGCTCGCCCTCAAGGCACGCGAATATGATTTACGCGCCACCGCCGTGGATAATTGCGTCCCCGGCGATTTTCCGGGACGCTCGCAATTCCCCTATGGGAAATCCATGCCCGAGAATCCACCCGCCGACATGGCATATATCACGCAATCAGAGGCGGACGCGCGCTATGTCGAACGCAATCCGACCGCCGACAATTTTGATAATAAGGAGTAGCAATGACCGCAGCCAACCATACCGCAAACTATAATCTAAGCCAGTTCACTGGCACCGACCGCCCAACGTGGATCGGTGACTATAACGGCGACATGACGAAAATCGACGCCCAACTGAAGAAAAACGCGGACGCCATCGCATCCTCCGCAGGCGGGCTTAAGACCGTGGCGCACACTACCGACCTCACCGGCAGCGGCACCAGCGTCTCCCCTCTTGGCGTGGCGGACACTATCGCCAAGAAAGCCGACATTCCGAACGTGTCCGGTTTCGCCACCACCAGCGCCCTCACCTCGGGACTTGCGGGCAAGGTCAATAAAACCGCTTCACAGCCCACCACGCTCGGATTGACGGCGGCTGAGCTTGACGCCATGTACAAGGACGCGGACGGCATCGTCCGCGTCGGCACCCCCGCGAAATAGAAAGGAAAAGCGATAATGTCCACTACACAGCACACCGGACACTATAATCTGCCAGCGTTCGGCGACAGTCCGAACGACCGGCCGTCATGGCGCGGTGATTTTACCGACGCGATGACTAAAATCGATAATCAGATGTACGCCAACGCAACCAACGTCACCACGGCAACGGCGGCGGCGAACAATGCTAAGGCGGCGGCGGACGCGGCCAAGAAATCGGCCGATAACGCGGCAGGGCTTGCGCAAGCCAACAAGACCGACATTGCAGAGCAGGCATCCTACTTCAACGCGCTCGGTATCACGTCGGTGCCGACCGCGCGGAACCTTAAAGACACCATCAACGGCAAGGCGGAGAACACCGCACTTCAGGCGCTTCAGGGCACCGTGTCAGGCTTGTCCGACAGCCTCGACGGCAAGGCGAACAGCAGTGAAGTGTATTCCAGAGCTCAGGCGGACACGACGTTTACCAAGCAGGGCGGATATTCGGGCACTGCTCAGCAAATCCACACTGAAGCGCGAACGCGACGGAATCGGCGGCGAACGTACAGAAGGAACTAACCCGCCTGAAAACCTCGGGACAGTCACCGGTTGCATTGATTCCGCGAGCTAACGTGTTGACTAGTCATTTTTCTAACGTATCGTGGACGGTATATTACTCACCGCTGTCAAAGTTCGTTAACATCATGGTTCGTTTCGGTTCGGTAGATGGAAAAGCCAACGCCAAATGTACGTCGAACGTGACCTCCGGTTCTCTTGCCATCGGGACAATTCCGGCAGGATATCGACCGGAAGGCTTTATGAACTCCTATTCGTTCACGGTCGGTAGCAACTCCGGCCCATGCAACGTTAGTGTCAGCGCTGATGGGGTTGTGTTCTTTTACTGTCAGGGGTCGATTGCGGCAAACAATCAATTGAAAGAGACACCACATCTCTCTTATTTTGTAGTCTGATACCAGCCTAACACCCTGCGGCCTCATGTTCACGTGAACATACCCCCGTCCGATACTCCGGGCGGGGTATACTAATACTATGGTAGACGTACAAGCATGGTTGGAACGCACCCAAAACCAATACTGGGATATGGACGGGGCTTACGGTGCCCAATGCTGGGACTTGTGGGCGAAATACTGTATGGATAATTACAATCTGTCGTTAGGTGATTGCATCACGCCCACAGGTTACGCGGAGGGCAATTACACCATGTTCCCCACCACGGCGGCGGTTGGACGTGTTTTTGAGAAAAAGGACGCCGACTATACGCCCGGCATGGGGGATGTCGTGTTTTGGAGGTTCGGCAGTCAAAACTACCCCGGCAGTCACGTGGCCATCGTGTGGGGTGGCATCCGGGGCGATAGTATCGACGTGTTGACGCAAAACCCGACGCCCGCCGTGCATCAATTGTTGCCGCTCGCGAAAGGTTCACAGCTTCTCGGCTATCTGCACCCCACGGCATTGCCGGAACCGCCGGAATCTGGCGATAATCCGACTGGCGGCAATAATCCGGGTGTGAACGTGGACGGCGATATCTCCGCGTGGATACAATTACAGGGCGATAACCTCGTATGTCACAGTGGTTCGGGCACGACATCATCGCAAGCCATTTTCTATAAGGCAACCGCCCAAACGTGGGTATATCGCGGCGGCACGGGTCAGCCGGACGCCGACCAAGGTCAGGGGACGCCAAGCGTGGGCGACGGGAAAAGCTCATACGCGCTCTATGTCATCGGTACTGTCGAGTCATCATTACGCTGGGATGCCGTCGAACCTAACAATCAGGGTATCGGCATCGCACAATGGTCGTTTGGTAGACGCTTGCAGGTGTTGAACGCTATGAAAGCGGTTGACGCCGAGGGGTATAAATCGTTTGCCGCTGCCGCGCCAAATATCGCCACGCTTATGGAATCAGGCGGCGCGTTCGATAGGGCGATGACCGGTAGCGAGGTCGCCGCATTCCAGATTTGGGCGCGGCGTACGGGATCACGGCAGGGCCAGCGTAATCAGTTCGCAAAGGACTACGAGGGCTACCCCCAGACGTATGGTGACACGAAAATGCAGATACTGTGGGCGAGCGCCTATCATCAAAGCCCGGCGGGCGCGTTGAATGTGCCTCATGCCTCAACCCTTGCCCAACTGTATAACAATATCCTCAATACATCCCCGTTCGGGCCATACGGGACGCGCTACAACACCGTCTACTCGCTGTTGAACGTATGGGACGGCACCAGCGCACCACCGAACTTCTGACACAGTGACAAACCGGTAGATATATACCGGTTTGTCACTGTTGTATGGTAGTATGGATACTATGGAGAGGCTGTTAGCTGAGGGCGATTATTACGATTATGGGCGCGTATTATCCCATCACGCGCCTTGGATGTTCGTAATCGGCGCACGCGGCCTCGGAAAAACCTACGGAGCCAAAAAACTGGTCATAGGCGACTGGATAAAAAAACGCTGGCAATTCATCTATCTAAGACGTACCGCCGAGGAACAGAAAAACAAGGGCACGTGGTTCGCAGACATCGCGGAACAATACCCGGAATTAGAGTTCCGCGTGTCCGGCAATCAAGCAGAATGTCACTGGCTGGATGACAGGGACGCCACCACGGACAAACACGGCAAGACACGCCCAACATGGCACATCATGGGGTACTTCATCGCCCTCAGTCAAGCAGGACAAGTGAAATCGGTGGCCTATCCCAAGGTGCGAACCATTGTTTTTGATGAGATTTTCCCCGATAATATGCGGTATTTGGGTGGCGAGGTAACCGCGCTTGAGGAGTTCTACAATACGGTTGACCGTTGGAATGATAGAGTGCGAGTCATCATGTGCAGCAACGCGGTAACATTGGCCAACCCGTATTTTTCGGCATTCAACATCAACTTAAGGCCACAGCTGGACAATCACGCGCAATACCAGCGCTATTGCGATGGTTTCATCATAGTGGAATTAGCTGATTATGGCGGGTTCAGCGCCAAGGTAGCCACATCCAAGTTCGGAACGTTCCTACGCAGGTATGATGAAAATTACGCGAATTACGCAATCAACAATGATTTTAGAGATAACGCCAATACTCTCATTAGTGATTTCAGCAACGCCGGTTATGCATTCACGCTAAGAACCACCGAATATGGTACTTTCAACGTATACCAACAGTTAAGCGATACCGACGAAATACTATATATAATTACCAAAAAACAGCCGAAAATCACTAGGGATTTTACGTTTGATTACCGACTGGTCGACAATGATTGCATCATGCTCAAACGCTCCGATGATATGACGCAGAAAATATTAAGCGCCTATCGCGTCGGACGGTTACGTTTCGAGACACCTCAAATCAAGGCGGAGTTTAGTATGATACTTGGCGGCTTGTTGCAACAATCGGGTATAAGAAAGTGAGGAATATTCATGCCAATTCATGAATTAATCGTTATCGGCATTGTATTTTTATTGGTACTGATTGACTATATTACCGGCGTAGTCAATGCGATCATGCACGGCGAACTGTCCAGCAAGAAAATGAGACAGGGACTCGGGCATAAATTCGCATACCTCGCCATAATATGTGTTGCGCTGATTGTGGAATACGGTTCAGACTACATCAACCTCGGAATCGGACTACCAGTATTCGTGCCGGTTTGCGTAGGCATCTGCCTGATTGAAATTACCTCAATCATGGAAAATTGTGTAAAAATCAACCCCGACTTAAAAGGCTCGAACATTCTCAACATCTTCAACATCGACAGAAAGGAAAACGATGGCAAGGAAGATTAAGGCAATCGCCTATAGTATAATCGCCGCAATCACCACACTGCTACTGATATTCACTCCAACCGCAAGCGCGGCGGACATGATAGACGTATCCAGTTGGCAAACCGGAATCAACGTCACCACCACTGGCGCGCAAATCGTTGTCGCCAAAGCCACCGAGGGCGTCGGATACGTCAACCCTGATTGTGATCGCGTAGTGCAGGACGCCTTGAAGGCCGGGCAGGGCGTCGGCGTCTACCACTTCGCGCACACGGAAAACAGCGCCATCAGTGAGGCCAATTACTTTATCGACAACACACGCGGATACATCGGCAAAGGCATCGTGCCCATCCTTGACTGGGAGCCGAACGCCCCGTGGGACACTAGTTGGGCGCTCACATGGCTCCAGACCGTGAAAGCCGCATGGGGCACCAAGCCGATTATCTACACAAATCAGTACACCGAAAACAGTTACGACTGGTCGGCGGTTGTCGCCGGAAATTATGGTCTATGGATTGCCGCGTATACGCTAGGCTATACGCCAATATACGGATTTAATCCGCCCTCAATCCAGCCCACACTCCGCTACTGGCCGTTTGCCGTAGCATGGCAATACACTAGCACCGGCTATGTCAACGGCTGGGGCGGAGGAGTTGACCTAAGCGTAGTCTACGGCGACCTCGACACATGGTATGCATACGCTGGCAGCGGGCCGGTCGCACCCAAGCCCGCACCGCAACCCACACCGCAACCCGCACCACAACCCAGCACGCCAAACACTCCATGTGACACCAATTGCGTTATCATCCAAAGCGGACAGTATGTTTCAATGTTCTGGCCCGACTGGTGGAACGTCAGCGTACCCAGCGGCAACCCGTCAATCGTATACCCCGGCGACAAGGCATGTCACAACGGCGGCGGCAACACCGCAACAGTATCGCGCACATACGTGGTACAGGCAGGCGACACACTATCAGGCATCGCCGCACGGCTCGGGGTCAGCATGTACAACATCACCGGATACAGCTCAGGTAACATAAACCTCATCTACCCCGGGGAAGTACTCTACTACTAACCTCCCAGCATGAATAAGCCCCGCAGATTGCGGGGCTTATTTGTTATCAGTCACCATACATCACCAACCGAAACAACATAGCAACCAACGCCATTTTTTAACGCCACAACATACGAAATCAAAAACCACAATCACCATAATCATGTTCAAGAACCCTAGTAAGAGCTGATTTAAACGTGACCACGCCATTATCAATCTCCTTACAAGCAGTAACGATTTTCTCAAAACCGTCAACATCAACCGAATACACATGACCCGGTGCAATCTCAGTCACATAGGCATTAACTTTAAACATTTTAACTCCCCTTCCCGCCCAGCTCACCAGTCTCAAAACGAACAGAAATACCAGTCATCTCAACTACCATCCTTTCCACATTCCTTAGCTGATAATTACATAATACACCACCACAAAAACACGACACGCCCAACAACAAAAAACGATAAAAACAACGAAATAAAAAACGCAGCCAAAACAACAAGCAGAAACGACAACGAAAAAAGCCAGCAAAAAACAAGAAACACAGGAAATGAGGGCAAGAAAACACAACAGAAACGACAATAAAAAACACAGAACAGAGAGCAATAACAAAAAACACAACAG